GAACTATTATGGGAGTTAAGTATGCAACAGATAAACATTAAGTATGAGATTTTTAAAAGAAATATTTACAGATGAATCAGGAAGTTATTCATCTAAAAGAGTAGCAGGATTGCTTTGTACATTTGCACTAATTGCTGCACTAATAATGAATACAACTACTCATGGAGATATTAAACCATCAGATAGATTAGTTGATGCAGTAGCATTGTTAGCATTTGGTGCATTAGGTTTAACATCCATTGATAAATGGTCTAAAAAGAAATAACATGAAATTAGATTTGTCAAAAATTAAACAAGTACCATTAAAGAAAACTGAGTATTCTCAGGAGGTACATAAAAAAGTTCAGATTGTGATCCATCACACTGCTGGTAACTCATCAGGCCCAGGCACAATCAAGATGTGGGACCGTGACTCAAGAGGTCGCATTGCTACATGTGTTACAATTTCAGGTAAAGGTCTATCTAAAGACACTTTTGATGGTGAAATTTGTCAAGCATTCTCATCTAAGCACTGGGCTTACCATTTAGGAATCAAACCTCATGTCTTCAAAGCTAAAGGTGTTCCTTACAAACAACTTGACAAAACCTCAATTGGCATTGAAGTATGCAACTGGGGACCACTTGACAAAGTTGGTGACAAGTTTTACAACTATGTAGATAGAGAAGTACCATTAGATCAAGTATGTGAACTTGAAACCCCATACAAAGGTCATAAGTATTATCACGCTTACACTGATGCACAGATTGAATCTGTACGTCAACTTTTAGTTTACTGGAATGAAGTTTATGGTATTCCTTTAGACTACATTGAAGAAGACATGTGGAATGTTTCTACAAGAGCGCTTAAAGGTGAGAAGGGTGTTTATACACACAACTCATACAGAAAGGACAAATCAGATGTTTCTCCTCAACCTAAGTTAATTGAAATGCTCAAATCTTTAAAATCATAAACCATGGTCAAGGCTAAAACCACATATGTACCATATAAATAAAAAATTATGAAGTTCAGAAACGGTTGGAATTCTTACACTAAACAATGGGATAAATTAAATATCAAGTTAAGAATTTCTTTTATTGATATATTAGCAATTGAAGTAGATGTCTCAAGAGACTTTTATTTAATTACAATATTAAACTTAACTCTTAAAAATAGATAAAATGAAAAACTCAAAAGGATTAAAAGGAGTTACAGATGCAATGTCACACTGTAAATCAATGTATGGCAAAGGTGGATCAGCCGGTAAAAATCAAATGCTTCGTATGGGAGGTAGTTATGAATTAGGAGGTATGACAAAAGGCATATCTTTAGATGATACTTGTGGTCCAGGTGATCCTTGTCATAAAAGTAATAAAAAAGCCAACAGAAGAAGATTAAAAGCAGCTGGTGTTTCTAGAAGTCATAGAAGACGCATGATTTAATCTTATTAAACTTATAGAAATCCAGGTACTTACAGTGTCTGGATTTTTTTGTTTAAACAATATACATTTAAACTTATTTTGTATATTTGTTGTAAACCAATAAATTAATAGTTATGGAAAACCAACAAGAACAGCACATGACAGCTGAACAATTAGCTGAAAGAAAACAAGAGATGTTGACTTTTTATAAAGAGTCAGTACCCTATCTTGAAGCTCAATTAAAGTATGAGCAACTACTTCTTGAGATTGATGAAGCTAGATTTAAAAGATCAAGTATTGCATATCAATTTGCAATGATGGCAAATGCAGGAAAAGAAATGCCTGAAATGCCAGAAGAGGATGATGATGATATGTCAGTACCTGTAGACGCACCAAGAAAACTCAAGAAACAATAAAATGGCACTTGTAAATCAGGTACAGAAGAAAGTGGTAATGTCTAAAAAAGATATTATCAAATATCAGATACTAACTCATTGTTACATTAACCGTGTAACAGTGAGTGAATCTGATTTAGACTGCCTGACTTTACTATCTACTATTGGTCCTATTGAATTTACACATTTTTGTTATGAAGCTTCTGATGAACATGGTATCTTTAAATCAGAACAAACAGTGAGAAACTGTATTAATAAATGTGAAAAGAATAAACTTGTAGTAAAAGATCCAGAGAATAAAAAAATAATCGGTATCAATCCAAATATGAAAATCCAATCAGAAGGAGATATACTATTAGATTATAAATTTTTAGGTAGATGATTCCAAAAAAATCAAGTCTTTTATATAAAGAACTATCTGAAGAAATGGATCTTTCACAAGATTTAATTCAAGATCTTATAGAGTTTTATTATAAAGAAATAAGATCAAATTTAACAGGGCTTAAACATCCAAGAGTTAATGTAGATGGTTTAGGTCAGTTTGTTGTAAGAAGTCATGCTGTTAGAAAAGCAATTCCAAGAATTAAAAAAATATTGGAAACACATGACACTACAACCTTTACTGCATACTATAACAAGAAGATGCTGGAAGATAAAATTATAGCATTGGAAAATATTGAAAAACAGATTGTTTCTTTAGAAGAAAAGAAAGAACAAACACAAAAACAAAAAGATGAGTACTTTAAAAACAATTTGGAAGGAACGCAAGAAGATAATTGAAGGGATAACAAATTCAGTTATTAGAGATTCTTTTGTTGAGCAAGTTGCTGCTTTAAGATTTGAAGTTTGCAATGAGTGTCCAAGTAAAGGTAAAAAGTGTGCTGTAAAAGGTACAGCCCCTTGTTGTAATGAATGCGGTTGCTCATTAACTTTTAAAACAAGATCTCTTTCATCTGAGTGCCCTTTAGGAAAATGGGAACCAATTATATCAGAAGATGAAGAAGATAAACTACATGAATTATGAGCATAGTATTTAACGCACAAGACCACAGTTATGTTAGTGTAGATCCAAGTGATCAAATCAAATGGACTAGTGTAACAACATTGATATCTAGTTTAAAGAAATCATTTGATGCAAAGAAAGTAGCTGAAAGAGTTTCTAAGAACAAGAAATCAAAATGGCACGGTATTGACCCTAAATCTATTATAGAAATTTGGGATAATGAAGCTACTAGAGCTGTAACATTAGGAACTTTCTATCATAATCAAAGAGAAGCAGATTTATGTTCTCTTGCTTCTATAGAAAGAGAAGGAATAACTGTACCGGTATTTAAACCAAAAGAAGGTATGGATGGTTTAAAAATTGCTCCTTTACAAAAGTTAGATCCAGGTGTGTACCCAGAACATATGGTTTACCTTAAATCAGCAGGCTTATGTGGCCAATCAGATTTAGTTGAAGTAGTCAATGGTAGAGTTAATATTATTGACTACAAAACTAATAAGGAGATTAAAACAGAATCTTATGTAAACTGGGAAGGTATGTCTGAAAAAATGCTCACACCTGTGGACCATTTAGATGACTGTAACTTTAATCATTATGCTTTACAACTTAGCATTTATATGTATATTATCTTAAAGCATAATCCTAAGTTACAACCTGGAAAAATATTTATTCACCATATTACATTTGAAACAAGTGGTGAAGATCAATATGGTTATCCAATTGCTAAATTAGATGCTAATGGTGAACCAATAGTAAAAGAAGTAATACCAATGGCTGTCCCTTATTTAGTTGATGAAGTAATTTCAATTCTTCATTATATCAAAGACCATCCAGTTAAAAAGAAATAATATGATAGCAAGATTGTTTGATGTACAGAATGGTATAGTAGTTCCTACAGAACACTGTTATACTTTAAAAGCTTTAAAGGATATAATGGATAACTATCCAGAAGATCATCTTAAGGTCTACCTCTATCTTTTTTATATGACATGTCCTAATCCAGATATGAATCCTTTCTTTCATACTCCAGATATTGATAAAGAAGATCTTATTTTAAAGGAAATAGAAGCAGAGTTTTCTCCAGAAGATGATGATATTTATGTAGCACTAGAGTTTTGTAAAAGAATGTATGAAACCCCTACATCTAGAGCATACAAAGGTATATCATCTATGTTAGATAGATTAGGTAGATATATGGAGACTACACAAATTACTGCAGGTAGAGATGGAAATATTAATTCACTGATTGCTGCAGCTAAAAACTTTGATCAGATTAGAGCATCATTTAAAGGAGTATATAAAGATCTTCAAGATGAACAATCAAGTAAAGTTAGAGGTGGTCAGGGATTAGCATATGACAGTTAATTATGAGTGAAATTTATCAAGACATACCAACCTATGACAATGGAAAATGGACAACAACAAGCTTTGATTCCAGAGAGGATTTCAGCAACTTCATATTTGGAGTTTTCAAAGAACCTGGTAAGTACGGCTTCAATGACACTACTAATAAAATATTCATATCAGAGTCAGACAAGTTCAGAAGAGATGGAGTATATTGCACAGCCCCCTTCAGATCTAAAGACTTTGTAAGTTATTGGGATGACCAAAAGTTAAAATGTAGAAAAGGAGTTATTGTAAAAGATAGAAATAACACATGGTTTCTTGCAAGAGAATACTATATGTGGTTAAACTTCTTACCAATCTTTGATAAAGAACTACAAAGATTTGGATTTGCTAAAATCCGGGATGCTCAGTATCACATGGCTCTATATGAGTTATTAGCAGAACTAAATTATAAGCATGTAGCTATTCTAAAGAAACGTCAGATTGCATCTTCTTACTACCATATGGGTAAACTTATAAATCAGCAATGGTTTGAACCAGGGGTTACTCTTAAGATAGG